TCCATACGTTTTTGCAGGTAACGGAGCAGGTGTGGCAGCCGATACATTTGTCCAAGTTCAGCACCATGCCGACTTGTGCTCTGATTTTCATGATGTGTTCCTTAAATGATTGGTCTTTTTCAGGTAGCCTTCCTTTTCAAAAACCGAACTCTCTAATTCTGTTCTGTTTATCCCACTAACCAAAAAAACCTTTTGTTCTCCTGCCGTTATCGTGTTACCATACATAGGCAGGACAAACCGATGTTTTACGCCTAATTCCAACGGATATGGATTTCTTTCCCCAAAATATTGTGTATTCTGTGGATTGGTCATATCTTGCAACTCTGCAAGAGTCTTGTAAAACCGAACAGGGCTGTGATACCAGAATAATTGCATTCGCTTTAATTTGCTCAAAGTTACGATATTATATTTATTTAGACTAAATAAAAATAAGATAAAAAAGCAATGAAACATACGCATTTATTCCTAACTTTTTGTTATCTTGCATTGAAATAAAAAACCAATTAAAAATGAATAGAATATTTACCTTATTTATCGCTGTATTCAGCGTGTTTTCAGTTGTTTCGTGTGATAGAAGTTCCGACACACCACAAGAAGAACCAAGAATAATAGAAGTGCCTTTTACAGATGAATTGAAAGGAGTTTATACAGTCCATTATAAAAGCACTCCATCGGGTTGGGAAGCTGTTCCTGTTGGAAAATACAAATTAGAATTTAGAGAAGGGAACATCATATATTGGACAGATGAAAATGGGGAACATTCTGATTTTTTCCCACACCCTGAAAATAGATTTCCATACGCAGGAAGAAGCAAAAACAAACTCTTGTTTTATGTTTGGGAAAACAAAGAATACAGAGGCTCACAATATTTAGAAGTAGTAATGATGAGACAAGATTCAAATGGTATTAAGTCAATATTCAGGTACTACTGCACCAAAAGAAGATAAAAAAATAAAACACCTTTAATTAGGTGTTTTTTTATTCCCATAAGCAGGGATGCTCAGAGGTTAGATACCATTCTAATTCTCCTTTTTCGTTATAAAAGCCTCGCTCGTGGGCTATATCGTTAGGATTTTCGCCCTTTGGCACATAAGCCACCACAAGACCTTTATCATCAAAGATATGATAGATAAACAAGCGCCCATCTTCGTTAAACTCTCGGAGCATAGCGCACTCGCTCTTGGTTATCGGTTTACTGCAATTACACGCCATTGTTGATAATATCTAATATCTTTTTTCTTATCTCTGGCTTATTGTCCAACTGAAACTGATAGCCTTGCTCCTCGGTTACCCCCAAGTGCCTCGTTCCAAGTTTGCTGTGCAGCCATTCGGCTTTTTCGTTTTGCAAATCATTCTTGAAGAAGATAACCGCTGGATGTATGATAACATCTACAAAGTTTTGATATTGACCTGTTACTCGCAAATCCCAAAAACCCCTATTATCTGGGTTAATAGAGGTTTTGAAGTTTGCATATTCAGGGTCTTTATAGGAGGGCATATCATTGCCCTCGCTATCTTTCCCCTGCATAAGGTTTTCCTTATTTAGATTTATCAGCTCCTTTTTCCTTTTTTCCATCGCTGTCTTCATTATCTCTGGCAACATTCTCTTTGCTGCCTGAATGCGCTTCAGCAATGTTATCGGACTGATTAGTTTCTCGCTCATTTCTAAATAAAGGTTTTAAATGTCTCTCTACATCCTCCTCGTTAAGAGTAGGGTATACCCCCAAGATGTATTCCTTGGCTTCTTTCTTACTTTTGAAGTTTTCCATGTTTCCAAAAGTATAAGCCCCAATTTTCAATTCCATTATACTACGGATTTAAGTTCACTTTCTCCTGTGTAGTAATTCGTGTCAAGGCTGATTACTCTCAATCCATTATCGGAAGTGATAAATCTCACTTTCTTACCAGTAGCAAGTGCCGAGTGAGTAAGAGTGTATTCCTGTGCTGATGCATCATAAGCAACATTGGTAATGTTACCAAGCGTTCCATCCACTTCTATTTTCCATTTAGAAGCATCCGTAAGTCCTGTTACATTAGCATTAGAGAACGCCTCTGTTACTTTTACTTTGGTAGTTGTAGCCGTGTTTGTAAGCACACCAGTAGAAACTGCCAATTTGATGATTGGGTTAATCTCATTGAAAGAAAACTCATCACTTTCAAACACATTCTCAGACTTTTGCCAATAAATCATAGCATCAGGTAAGATGTCCACTTCTAATGTAGAACCTGATACCTCCGAAGTAGTTTTTAACTTCTTAACTCCAACGAACAATTTACAAGCAAAGCCCATCAACTTACCATTTGCTTTAATAGCAAAAAGTGCTGAACCATCTTCAAAGATTGGCACAAAGCTGTAATTGTCGCTGTTGTCCAATTTTGCCAATTCGTTTTGGAAAGAAGAACCTTTGTCAAAGGTAAATCTATACCCTTTTGTCCCAGGGATTGAACGGCTTCTTTCCTTTCTTACAGATGTGTTGTAATCTGCCTCTTGGTCGTTGTCTTCCACATTGAAGAAAGATATTTTACCAATGAATTTATCCTCTTGGATAATCTTATCCAACGCTGTCTTGTTGAAAGTCGCAGGGTCTATTTCTACTCTTCTGTCAAGAAGTGCAAACCCTGTAACTAATTTCTCTCCACAAAATGCACCTCCAAGTCGTGCTATCATCTCTGCTGAACCGCAGAAGCTTTGTTTTAACATAAGTTTTTAAATTTTAAATGGTTTAACATTCACACATTCATTGTCTATATTCAGACTAATATCCAGCACTATCGCATCCCATATGTCAGGCGTAGTGGTTGTTTGGCTTCCTCTCTTGTTGCCGTAGTCCCTCTCTCTGCTTGCTAATTCTGAAATATCATTGTAGAGATAAGCACTCATTCTGCAGGTTCCTCAGAGCCCAAACTGTTTATGCA